GTTGCAAAATCTTGTTCACGCTCAAGAAGCAATGCGTTAGTAACAAGCATAGTTCCTTCCCGGTCAAGATTGAACTGACTATCAGCATTTTTACGCTTTTTGTCAGAAATAAACACACGAAGTGCATTTTCTCCGCAAGAATAATTCTTATTGATAGTCTTATAACTAATGCTATTTGCTTTGGCCTCTTCTGCCCTTGTGGACTCATAAGAACGGAGCCAATAACCATTAGGATAAAAAGTATATTCATCACTTTGGTGGTTTACAGGACGATGTGAAAAAAAGCGAGTAGACATAAAAATGTCTTGACTCTGCCAATGTGCTACTGAAAAATCAGAAAGCGGTTTATTAACGTGAAAATCACGTGCAGTTGAATTAGTAGGCATTTATATATTACTCCTTAAGCAGGTTTAGGGCCTGTAGGCTGAAAAAGCATTGTGAAATAGTCACCATCAGCGGCAGCAGCATCAATTGCAGTACCTACGATGTATTCTCCAGTAGCAGCTACTTTAGCTTTACCAGTCGCAGCAATAGACACCTCTGAGCCCGCAGCGACAGCTACGCCAGCAAGTACTGTTACTTTACAACCATATTCGGTAACTACGCCCGTTGAATCACCAACGGTAGATGGGTTTTCATAGTTTACACCTACACACATTTCACCGAGTGTATCGCAAACACTGACAGTATTAGCCGAAGTTATTTTTACAAACTTATGACGTGCGGCTGAGAGGTCTTCACCTGCAAGAAAAGTCTGTTTAATTTTAAAATTATCTTGTGCCATGTTTATGACTCCTTACATTTCGTTATAAAGGGCTTCGCCTTCGGGGGTAGCAGCAGCCAGTTCCATAGCCTTTGCTTTATCGTTCCCAGCTTCTGCCATTTTAGATTTTACGAGATTATCCCAAGCTGTAACAGTGTCAGCGGTTTCAGTAGTCCCAAGCTCTTTTTTCGCATTTTCAAGCTTAGTATTTTCAGCCTTCATCAGATTGGTAAGATTTGTCTTGACATCCTCGGGCAGTGGCTCTATGCTTTTGAGCATATCAGCAACAACTTCTGGTGCAAGCGGGAGATGTGAAAACTCAGACTTGGCTTTAACCATGAACTCAGCTTTTTCAGCTTTTTCTTTTTCAAGCTTTTGAGACTTTTCCAAATCTTCATTTTTTTTGATTATGGACTTAAAAAGATTAAACGTTACTGAATCAGTCTGTGACTTTTTCATAGTTTGACCTTCATACTCAATGACCTCTTCTTCTTTAGCCATTTTGTCCATGATCTTTTTACGATTCATAGCATCCATGAGCATAAACTCTTTCTTTTTCTTGTCATCGAGTCCGCCCATATAAGCTTTTTCAGCATCGGTCATAGTCGCCATTTTCTCAAGATCAGCCATCTTTTCACCCATAGCGGCAATATCTTTAGTATGAAATTCGGCCTGTTTTTCCAGCACTGTCTGCACACTTGCGGCAACGACATCATACTTATCGCCTAATTCCTTCTCAAGTTCGCCAACCGCATTTTTTGTAACGGCAGCAAAGTCAACTTTTTCTGACATTTCTGTCTCCTTATTAGTATTATCGCCACCGTTGGTAGCGGTTTTTAAAAGCCTCGCTATGGCGTCTTCTTGGGCAGGACGACCTACAGCAGAAATTTTTGTCATATTAACTTTTGTAACTTCCCTTTTATTATTTTTATGATCTGTTCTCATTAGTCTAAATCCTTAGCAGCGTATGAGCCTTCGATAGAAAATCCGGTTAGCTCACCGTCTTCAAACATCTTAAAAGTTTTTTCGTCTACTTTTGCTCCCGTCATAAAACCATATCTGTCTGATTTAATCCCCATTGCTTTTGCAATTTCTTTTGTAAGCGGAAAACCAAATATCATGGTTCCAACATCTTTTGGGGTATGACCAATGTTTACAACACGACTACCTTTCATAAAATTGACAGCAGATTTTAACATTAAGTCTTCCGGGAAATAATCACCATCTGTATCGTGATAATTCTTGCCGTCTTTTTCACTAGTTATAGACCATCCAAAAATTACACCTAACGGCTTACCAGCCTTAACAAGTAAATTTTCTGTTTCGTATTCTTTTATCAACCCTTCACGCTTCAGGATATTGCGGGACCATGTAAAACCTGCATCACCGCCCCAACCCTGCCAAGCCTGCCAACCCTTACCCTTTTCGTCCCATGTAGAGCCTTTTTTGTCGACTTCATGACGAGAGAAAAAAGAATACATGCGCTTAACAGTATCAAGAGATAAATTATCTTTATTGATAAGCTGATTAGCTCTTGCAAGGCCCGTTGCGGTCATACCCTTTTCTGAGTCTGGCTTACTATCTCGGACTTCCAAAGCCCGTTTAGCGTTATTAGACATTTCATCAGTAGGCACATACCCTTTAGCTTTTTTAAGTACCCATTTGCCAGATTTACCTTTTTCATAGCTACGGCCCACAGCAGACCACGCAGATTGAATAGAAACAAGCTCGGTTTTATTAGCTTTATTTTGTGCGTTAAATACATTGCGCCATATCGTTTGGGCATGTTCTGGCAATGAGTTTTTTACGCTATCTGGTAAATCTGTATTACTTTTATATGGCATATTTTACCTATTAAAATAACTTCCTACACGTCTAAGCACTGTTGTGCATCTACATTGGACAGTATTTCTGGCTGTTCCGCTTGGGTCTCTCGGGTATTTCAATGGTCCTAATGGAGTTTGAAACGGCTCGTTATAACCACGTCCCTCTGGGTTCATGCCGCTTATCAAAAAGTGCGAAGCACGTTCTCGACTATCTCCAGTATCAATCCAGAATCTTTTATAAGTTTCATCTCCGAAAGCCCCAGACTCTTCTGCTTGTCTACCCGCTTCAAAGTCACCCATTGATATTGCTCTCATAGACTCGGTTCTCGCTATAACTTCTGATCTATATTTTATATACTTATCAGTATATCTCTGAACCATCTTGTCTATCTTTACCATATCAACTTTATTTGTGTCAATTAATTGACGCACAGTAGAATCAAATCGTTTATCACGCAACGAATAGTTTAAAGCGTTTGCGTCATTGTTAATTAAAGCTTGTTTATAATTATTAACAGCATTGGCTTGATTTTCAGTTAGTCCAATTGAATCCCTAAACATTCTTGCTGTTTGCTTTGGGCTTGAACCTGTAATTAAGCCGATTCTATTCGCCTCAATAATGCCCGCTCTTGTATTGTCAGAAATTTGACTAACGAGGGCTGCACCGTGTGAGTTTACGGCTTCTACAGTTGCAGGATTAAGCATTGAGAACTTAAAAGTATTGTTTACTTTACCGTCAAGAGTTGTTGTTACCGCAAGTCTGCCGGACCTAGATACAGCGTCTTCTAACTCTGGAACCAATTCAGCTTCAAAATACGGATTAAATGAACCGATACTATCAATAGCCGCATATATTCCACCAGTTTCAAAAGCTTTTTCTAGCTCTGTTAAACTTGCGGCATCTTTTATATTATCAAGTGCTTTTAAAAAAGCTTTACGCATACGGGCATCAAGGGCATTTACTATTTTATAAACACCCCCCTCACTCGCAGGATCAAACTTTTTTTTAAGCTTCTGTATCTTCATTTTTTTCAGGTATCCCAGCCTGTTCTCTTAACCAATTTTCAGTGTCGTCATCCCCGCCAAGAGTAATCCCTGTTGCGCCCATCTTTGCGATATAATCGCCTAGTGCGCTCAAGTCAGCATCTTTTACGCTATCAAATGAGATAGTCGGCATATCTTTAATATCAAAACCTGCCGCTTCGTTTAAATGCCATAAGTACGGCAAAAGTTGTTTATTATAGACGTTTGCAACTCGCTCAAGCCATCCATCGATTGAAGCTAAAAATAAATCTGAAATATTTTGTGATAAGTTTCTGTTGCCGCTTGCACTCTGCGAACCTAACATAATAAATTGAGCGAACATGGTTCTTGCAATTTCTTGTTGTTTACGAGATATCGGATCGCCTATTTTTATATCAGCGGACTTAGCTGTTAAAAGATCAAAATCAACTCTTTTAACATTCGTTGGGTTTCCTTGATTATCTAAATAAGTGTTAGAAGGTATAACAATTCCACCACGCTCATTTTTTTTGACATCTGAAACCATTTTAGCATAAGAGTTTAGTGATTTAATTGCTTTATTTCTAACAGCATCTGGTAGTCTGTTGCCATTTTTATCAAACCCTGTCGCATTTTGAAAAATATCGTCTGGTATGCGAGCAATAGGCAGACCGCCAAGATTACGCTCATATCCCATCGCTTCGTATTCTTCTAAGTATTTTAGAAAATACCATGGTCTATAAGCATTACGGAATGCCGATGTACCCTCTGGGTTACCCTTTTTCGGGTTAATTTTGTAATGTAAGCAGCGTGATAAAGGTATACGTCTAATCCCACCACCGTT